CAGCGCGTACGCTTGCACCAGCGCCGCATGGTTCACCAACGACCCAATGCCGGCATAGGGTTTCGCTAACCCAAACGACTCCTTCTAGATTGATCAGCAATCAATATGGCACAGTCACCGGCTACAAGATGGGACATGTGGCCTGCATATCCTTCCGATGGAAGTCGAGCAGCACGGAATCATGGGGAACCGGTCAGATGGGTACATTACCGGTCGGATTCAGACCACCCATGAATCTGGACTTCTCGTATGGCGGCCGTGACAATACGTCGCAGAAAATGATCAATATCAGCAAAGACGGTGTCATGAGCTATACGAACCAGGGTGGAGTCCAGGGCAACAACGCGTTTGCCGACACGTTGACATACCTGACCATATGACTCACGGCAGCGGCCAGGAGGCGTACAGGGCAAAAGGTGAATTATCCTGAGCGCCTCCGGCATTGGAATATGACAGGGTACCGTCAGCATCCACCTTGACCCATTTATGGTTGATTGCGTTCTGGACGGCAGGCTGAAATCGAAGGTTTCGTGCAGGACGGTACCCTACGGGAATCGTGCCGATGTTACCGCTTTCCCATGATCCGCTTGCCGAGGATTTCCATGACAATTCAAGGAATGCCCAGCCGCTCTTCCGCATGACGGTGCATGTGCCATACTTTTTCAGATTCGCAGGAACGCAGTCTATGGGCCCTGTTTGGGTTAGCGAATCCCACACGTCCTTCATGGGCTTTAAGACGTTGAACAATGGGACGAGGGTGCCAACGGTGATGCCGTCCAATGGGATGCGGTAGAGGGGCATGTCGGCCGTGGCGACGCCGTCGAGGATGCTGCCGGTGTTGTGGGCCGGATCCGCCGGGGTGCCGGTGGCGGGGGTGCCCTTGAGGACCACGAGCGAGCAGGTTTCCACGCCGGTGGTGGTGTTCTTCGTGTAGCGAAGCACCGCGAGATCGTTGCGTTTCTGGCCTTGGGTGCCGGATTGCACGGTGGCGGTGGTGGTGCCGGTCAGGTGCACATGGCGGCCGTTCAATACGGCGTCGCCTGATTGGACGGCGATGGTGTTCGCGTTGCTCATGGTGGCCTTGAGCTGATTACCGGTCGTGAGCGCGTAGTCGCCGGGGCCGACGATGCCGGCCTGGAATGCGCCGATGTCGTCGCTGCCGATGTGTGGGGTGCCGGCGAAGCCGGTGATGAGTTCGACTGTCATGATCGTTTCCTTATCCGATGCGTTGCCAGAGGAATCCACGGCCCATGATGTTGGGGAGTTTCTTCCAGCCGGTGTTGTAGGTGGGTGGCGTGCTGTCGCTGTTGGTTTCGAGGACCGTGCCGATGGGCCAGGCTTTGTCGAAGATCTGTTCGGTTGAGGCTTGTGGGCCTGCGGGCCCTTGCGGGCCTCGCAGGTTGGTTTTCTTGACGTATGCCATCACAGGCGGCCTTTATTCGAAGATGTAGAGGTCGCCGTTGGATTGGATGTACATGTCTCCGGCCTTGCCGGTGGCGCCGGCTGCCGGTGCGCTGGTACCGTAGGTGATGGTGTTGCCGTCCGCGCCCTTCGCGCCGGTGGCACCCTTCTCGCCTTGCGGCCCTGCCGGGCCGGTGGCGCCGGTGGGGCCTGCAGGTCCGGCAGGGCCGGTTTCACCCTTCGCGCCAGCCGCTCCGGTGGCGCCTTTCACGCCCTGTGGACCCTGTGGGCCGGTGTCGCCTTTCGCGCCGGTGGCACCCTTCTCGCCTTGTGCGCCGGTTTCACCCTTCGGACCCTGTGGTCCCTGCGGACCCGTCATGCCGGTGGCGCCGGACAGATCGGTGATGTACGTGTATCCCTTGGCTCCCTTGACGTAGAGCTTCGCATTGTCCGCGTCGTTCACGTTGCCGGTGTCGATCATGACGAACTGGCCGTTGAGCACTCCGTCGGTGGCGTAGCCGGCGTTCATTTCGGCCACGGACTTGTAGGTTTTCGCGATGGCGAACGCGTCACCCTTCGCGCCCTGCGGACCCTGAGGTCCCTGAGGGCCCTGCGGACCGGTGGCACCCTTCGGACCCTGAGGTCCCTGCGGGCCGGTGAGGTTGAGTTTCTTCACATATGCCATGATGATGCTCCTTACTGCTGGTTGGTTATGGCATTGACTGACTGGGTTTTGAGGGATGCGGGGTTTACTGGTCCTGCACCTGGTAGAAATCACCGTTCGCCTGGTTGATGTACACGTCGCCGGCGAGCGCGTCGGCCGGTGGTTCTCCGGGGTCTCCGTCGCCTACGGTGATGCGGTTGCCGCGTTGGCCGGTTTCGCCTTTGGCTCCTGGAGTGCCGTTGGCACCCTTCTCGCCTTGCTCACCGGGTTCACCCTTCGGGCCTTGGATGCCTTGCGGGCCTGCCGGGCCTTGGATGCCTTGCGCGCCGGAGCCGCCCGAACCGGTGGAGCCGTTGGATTCCGCCGAGCCGCTGAGACTCGTCGTATCGCCTGACGCGGTGCCGCACTCGTAGTCCACGGACAGGATGCCGCCGGATGATTTCACGATCTTCTTGGCCACGGGCACGGTGAGCGTGATGCCGAGCCGGTTGTCACGGCCGGTGACCGTGTCGCCAACGTCCATGCTCAACGTGTTGTCCGTTATGGTGACCTCGACGCCGCCCTGTGATTGCAGTTCGATGAGCTTCTTCCTGGTTTCGGTGTTCAGCTCGTCGGGTTTCGCGTTGGAATAGTCGTAGACGGCCTGACGTTCCGCCAATCCGGTCAATGATTGGGTTTGGCTCACGTTGCCGTTGACATCCGCGTACCAGTGGACGACCGCACGGTCTTTGAGTTCCCCGGTGCCCAATCCGATGAGATGGTTCACCGGCTGGCTATCGAGCGAGGCCTTGAATTCGAGCAGATCACTGTCGATGCTGTCGCCGTAGTGTTCGGCGGGCAGTGCATACGCGTTCACACGCCCGTCTGCCCAGATGAGACGGAGTTTCGCATTGTTGGCGGCGAGCATCTTCCGGATGCCGCTGTACGCGTCCGTATACCGGTCGAACGAATACGGGTTGATGGTGACCGCGTGCCGTGCTGACGCAGTGAACAGCGCATCCAATCCGATGCGTTTGAACAACATGTTGAGCACATCGCCGGCAGCGCCGGAAACGGTGAGGTAATCCCGACCCGTATCGGGTTGGAGGATTCGGCGTGAGAGCAGGCCATGCCAGGTGGGGCCCTCCACACTGCCGTCCGTGTTGCGCACGGTCACCAACCCGCCGTATTCGGTGCCGTCGATCATGATCAGCGCGCCGGCCTCCGGCTGCGGCAGGCAGGTGAGTTTGAACGAATTCTCATCGCTGCCGTAGGCGAGATCGAGCATGTAGTCGTCCACCGCGCGCAACGGCTTGTGCTTCGCGTCGGTGACTATGAGACTGACCACGGTGGTTCGCTCCTCTCCTCGACGGGCGTGAGCTCGAACGTGTAGCCTCCCGGCCAGCTCACTTCGGCGCGGCCCGCCGGCAACGGCTGGAAGATGTAGCTGCCGGAATCAAGGCCGGCACCGCGTTCCGCGTTCGCGAACCAGTTGACCCGGTCGCCGGCCGCGTTGACGAACGCCACCGAACGCTCGCCCTCCACCGCATCCACCTCGACGCGAGCGCCGCCGGGGATGTCACCGATGATCCGGTACTGGTTGCCGCCGATCGTGACGGTCGGATTCGAGCAGGGCCCGTATATGGTCATGCGAAACGGCATCGGGTCCAACCCGTCCACGGCTATCACCGGTGGGGCGGATGGCGGCCCGTAATCGTAGTCCATGTCATACGGGTGATCGAGATACTGGTAGGCGTCGGGGCCGCTGGGCGCATAGGTGACGGTCGGCAGGCTGCGTCGCCACATGCCCAATTGGGTCACGGTCAATTGGGTTTCGATGATGCGCGGCGTGATGGATTGCGGTTCGCTTTTGGTGATGAGCGCCCTGCACTCCCACACGTCGTCCACGCGCAGCAGGCCCGATATCGTGGAGTCCCTGGAGTGCGCGAGCACGTCATGGTCGGTGAGCATGCGCAGCCGGTCCAATTGGGTTTCGCCGTCCACGGCCTTCACCGTAAGCGTGAGTTCACGGGCCTGCCATGCCACCCCGGTAAGGGTGCGCGCGCCGAGCGTGTACGTCCACGCGCGTCCTCTCAACGATGGCATCGTCTCCCCGTAGATAGGGCCTTCGAACGAGATCTCGTCGCCGGTGGAGCCGCACACGTATTTAAGCGTTTGCATACTTGCGTACCAGCCTTCCCACTTCTCGTCCGTCGAGTTCGATGCCCAATGCCTGCAGCATGGTCGGGATGTCCGCGTGCAGGGCGACCAGTGCGGCGAGCAGCTGTTCCAGCAGGGCGGTCTGCGTGGCCGTCTGCTCCCTGTCGTCGCGCAGCATTCCCGTGCCGCCGGTGACGCCGCCGATGAGCGGCGACCCGAACGAGTGGCCGTCGAGCGTGAGCCCGGCGGCTATCCTGTCGAGGCTGCGGTTGACGACCTGCTGGCTCTGATCGATGCCCTCGGCCATGCCCCGGCCGATCATCACGCCGACCTGGTCGCGGAACACGCGGGACGGCGAATGGATGCCGAGCTTGTCCTTCACCCAGTTCAACGCGTCCTTGGCGGCGTTGACGGCCGCGTCCACGAGCTTGCCCGCAGCGCTTGCGATGCCCGCCGCGATGCCCGAGATGATGTTCAAGCCGACCTCGCCCCAGTTCACGGATGTGAACGCGTTCCAGATGCTTTTCACGATGGCCGGGATCTTACCGATCAGCTGCGGTATGGCGCTGGCCAGACCGTTGGCGAGGGTCACGAGGATCTTCACGCCCGTCTGCAGGATCTGTGGCAGGTTCGCGGCTATCGACTGCACGAGGTTGCCGATGATGGTGGGTGCCTGTGCGATGAGCTGCGGCAGCGCGTTCATCAAACCCTGCGCGAGGCCGAGCAGCAATTGCATGCCGCTGTTGAGCAGCTGGCCGGCGTTGGATGCCAATCCGTTGACGAGCGCCATGATCATGTCGAGAGCGGCCGGCAGCAGCGTGGGCAGTTGCGAGGCCAGCCCGTTGACCAACGTGGTGACGATGAGCACGGCGGTGGTCATCAGCTGGGGTGCGTTCGTGCTGATCGCGTTCATCAGCGCGGTGAGGATGGCCGCGCCCTGGGCGAGCATGGCCGGCAGGCTGGCGGTGATCTGCATGTTCAGCTGCTGCAGCAGTGTCGGCAGTTGCGCGGACAGCTGGCCTATCATCGCGAACAACTGCCCCTGCATGCTCTGGTCCAGCATGCCGAGGCCCGCGACCAATGCGGCGATGATGCCGGCGATGCCCATGTACTTCATGAAATTGCCGGGGCTGAAGAACGACCCGAACAGGGAGCCGATCTTGCCGAGCCCCGTCTGGACCTTTGGACCGACCATGTTGCCGATGCCGCCGAACACGTCGCCCAATCCTGAGACGATCGGCCCTGTGGCGGACTTCACCTTGCCGGCTATCGACGACAGGCCGGACACGAGGCCGCTGTCCGACACCTTGGAGAACACGCCGGAGAATCCTCCGCCGACCTTGGCGCCCAGCGTCTTGATGTTCGAGTCGAGGGAGCTGGTGATCTTGCCGAACTCGACGCCCAGCCCGTTGGCCATGCCCGAGACGGACCGGCCGATGTCCGTGGACGCGAGCTTCGCCCCCAACTGCTTGAGTGGGCCGGCGAGTCGTTCGCCGCCCTGCTGGACGCGGTTGACCGCGTTCGCGAACGGGTCGCCGTCCACGGCGAGCGCGGCGCGCAGGTCCTTGTTGAAATACGATTTGAACTGTTGCAGGCCGGACAGTCCTGATTGCAGTTGGCCGGGCAGTTGCTTCACGCCCGTGGTGAGTTTGTCGATCCCGCCGTCACCGAGTTTGCCGAGCGTGTCGAACACGTTGGTGATCTTGTCCACGTTGCCGCCGACCCCGGCGAACAATGCGAACGCTCCGGCCAATTGGCCGAGACTGCCGACGATGTCCTGAACGGTGATGCTGCCGTCCTGCAACCCCTGGCTGAATTGCTCGATGAGCTTGACGGCCCTGTCCACATACGGGGTGAGCTTGCCGTTCAACTGCTCCACGAACGGTGTGAGCTGGCTTGAGAGCGCGTCCACGGCCGGAATGGCCGCGTTGAACGTCTTGCGCAACGATTCGAGCGCCAGCTTGCCGGGGCCTTCGCCCAATCGGCTGAGAGCGGCCTTCACGTTCGCCAAAGCGCCGCTGAACGTGTCGCCGGCAGCCAATGCGGCTCCACCCAACCCTTCCTGCATGGCGTCGGCGAAGGTCTGGAAGTCGATTTTGCCTTTCGAGACCATGTCGGACACGTCTTCGGAGGTGGTGTTGAGGTGTTTGGCGAGCATTTGGAGGACGGGCACGCCGGAGCTCATCAGTTGGAGCATGTCGTCGCCTTGGAGTTTGCCTCGTGCGGCGACGGATCCGAAGATGGTGCCGATGTCGGTGAGTGATCGGCCCGAGATTTGCGCGGTGTCGGCCACGGTCTTGAGGACCTTGGTCATCTGCTCGCCGGATGCGATGCCGGCCGCCGATAGGCTGGCGGCCACGGTGGCGGCATCACCCAATCCGAACGCGGTGCCCTTCACACTGGCGAGCGCGTTGTTCATGATCTCGCTGACGCTGTTGGCGTCGTGGCCGAGGCCTTTGAGCTTGGCTTGCGCGTTTTCGATGTTCAGGGCGCGGGTGAAGCCGCCTTTTGCGGCGAGCGCGGTGACGCCTCCGGTGATGGTGCCGATGGCGCCGAGTCCGAGTTTGCCGATTTTGCCGAATGCCTTGCCGAGGGTGCCGGTGAGGCTGCCTCCGCTTTTCCTGGCTGCGGTGTCCACACTGCCGGTGATGTCGCCTTCGAGGGTTTTGCCGAAGTCCTTGCCGGAGGGTGCCACCTGCACGTATACGGTGCCGATGTCCTGTGCCATCGGGGTCCTCCATCCTGATAGTGGTGTTGGCTCCCCGATGGCGGTCGGGGCTAGTCGGTGATGTGGAAGCGTTGCTTGAGGAGTTCGCGGCGTTCGAGTCGTTCCTTACGCGCTTGGCTGGTTTCCAATCGCGTCGGCGCGAACGGGTCCGCGTGCCTGTCCGTCCAGGGTCGCCAGCCTTCGCGTTGCAGCCTGCCTTCGAGTTCGAACATGTCCCACATGGCGATTTCGGCCCCGGTGGGCGTGTACGTCCAGCCGGCGAGCGCCGCGAAACAATGGCTGGTATGGTTCCTGAGGATCTGTCTCGTGAGCCGCCATGCCTGGCCGATGCCGTAGTTGGCTTTGGGTTTCCTGTCCGCGGGCGCGTTGAGCCATTCGGCGAGCGTGACGGGCTTCCATGTGGTGTGGTATGTGGCGAGCCAGTCGGCGTCTAACGCTTCCCTGTGATTGGCGTGGAGGGCACTGAGGTAAACGCTTTTGGGTCGAGGCCGGATTGTTCGGCCCAGGTGCGCACGGTGGCGGTGAGCCATGCCATGGCGTGGCCGGTCTTGCGCAACGCGTTCCAATAGTCCGGACGCAACTGTTGGAAGTAGGCGAGGAACGCGCTCATGGCGAGCGCGGTCTGTTCGTCGGAGAGCACCGGCTGGCTTTTGATCAGCAGGATCACGTTGACGAGGTCGATGGGCAGGTCGGCACTGTTGAGGTTGGGCAGGTCGAGTTTGACGCCGAGAACGTCGAGGTGCACGTCCTCCAGCTGGTCGTCGTCGTTGATGATGGGTTCGACCTTCGCGTATTGGTTGGTCATGGCGGTCTCCTTGATACGGTTTTTCTTTTTTGCTGGTTTGGCGGTCGGATATGAGGTTCCCCGCATCGGGACCGCCATCCTGGATGCGGGGAAGAATCAAAAGCCCCGCGGGTGAAGAGCGGAGTCCCGCGGGGGAGGAAGCTGGTCAGGCTTCGGCCGCGGCTTCCGCCGTGGCGTTATGGGCTGCGGTGGATGCGGACGGTTCCACGACCATTCCCCACGCATGCCACTGGTAGCCGTCGCTGCCCTTGAACGTCTTGAGCGTCATGTTGTACTGGAGCAGGTCGGTGGATTTGAGGGTGATGTCGTCACGGTCGGAGACCTTGATCTTCTCCGCGTAGATGACGATGGGACGTTCCTTCTGGTCGATGCCGGCGATGACCATCGACATGGTCTTGGAGGTAGACGCATCCTTGACGTGGATGCCTCCATCCTTGTCCACGGTGGAGTTTGTGTAGAGTTCCACGACGCTCTTCTTGCCTTCGAGCGCGGAGAACCGGAACGTCCAGTAGCCCGGATCGGTCTCCGAATACACCACGTCGCCGTTGTGGCCCTTGATCTCGGTCTCGTCGCCCGGCTCCGGGTGGATGGTGGTGCCGTCCTCGCTGTTGTAGCCGATGGGCAGCTTGTTCGCCGACGGCGTCCAATCGGCGCCCGCCGGTTTCGTGTATGTCTCGCCTTCGCCGAACAGGAACACTGCGTAGTCCTTGACGGCGCGCACGAGTTCGGCGTTGTTGCCTGAGCTGATGTAACTGTTGTCAGCCATGATGATCGCCTTTCAAAACGAATCGTTGGAATTATGGACTGCCTCAAACGGTGTTCGTCTGAAGCAGGAGAATCAGATACGAGTAGATGCAGCCGTTCTCGTCGGTCATGCGAACCGGCCCGGAATCATGCTCGATGCTGATGATCGGAATCGGAGGCCACAAGCCGGTCAGATACAGTTCGATGCTGCTGGCAAGCTCGTGCGAGGCGTCGAGGTCACCGGTGCCGTCGTCCCTACGCACCCAGATGGAACAACGGACGCGCACGTACTGGCTGATGGGTGTTGCCTTCTGCTGCGGTTCCGCCACGATCACGCATTCGGATTCCGAATTGTTCCTGCTGCGCAGCGTGCCGAACACGACATCCGGGAAGCGTTCGCGCAGCAGGTTCAGCAGGATTCGTTCCAAACGGGGTGTTCTGGTGGGAGGTTGGAACACGCTCATGCGACCACCTTGCCGATCATCTGCGTGAGCACGCCATGAGCGCCCTCCACCGCGGCCGGACAGGTGGCCACCACGTTCGAACGGTCGGTGTCCTCGTTGCGGTACACCTTGATGGACGGATGCACTTCGGCCATGCCCTCCATCTGCTCCTGCACACTGTCCATGACCGGTTTCACGGCCTCGTGCAGCACCTCGGAGCTGAACGCATTGCGGTTGAGCACAACCTTGACCTTTTTCGCCATTTTTCACCCCTCCCTGACGAACGCGTTGACCACGTCGCCGATATGAAGCCCGTGCCTCCACCATTCGAGCGGCGGCCCGTCCACCATCAACGGTTTGCCGCGCACCACGAGGCAATCCGTGTCCAGGATTCCCGTGGGCTCCCCGCGGAAATACAGGGTGAAACGGCGGGCCACGCCCTGCGAATCCGCGCCAGGAGACTGCGAGGCCTCCACCGGCGCGACGAAACCCATGAGCGTGGCCACATGCCGCATCTCACCCTGCACCGGGTTCCCGTCGGCATCCATTTCGGCCGCGCCACGATACACGTCAACACGTTCCATGACGATGCCTTCCTCCGACCATCCGGATCTGGAACGCCTTCTCGACTCCCACGCCGAGCCTGCGCTTCTCCGTGTCGAGCATGTACAGATTGCCCATCGGGTTCGCGAACGTGTAGCCGTCCGAGAACGAGCCCGTGGTGGTGTTCATCTGCGTCACGCCGGCCGGAGCAAGGCCGTTGCTGTCGGGGATCATGGCGCGGCGTACCATTTCGCAGCAGATGTCACCGCAGGTGCCCGGGTTGCGACGCTCGTAGAGCCTCCATTTCGGGCAGTCTCCTTTGATGATTCTGGTGGCGCGGGCCAGGAGTTCGGTGGCGCGTGCGCGTTCGTCGCCGAGCAGCGGATGCCATCCGGCCTCCAACTGATTCACATCGGCGAATGCGTCTCCGGCTATGGTGTCGGCCATGATGGGCCTCCTACACGATCTCGATGGTCTGCATGCCGTTGTCGATATCCCGGCGAATCCTCACCCTCACGCCGTCCGGCTGCACCGTTTCGAACGATTCGACGCGATGCGGCACGGTCTTGACGCGCCTGGTCTTCACGGGAGCCGGAGCCGTCACGGGTTTCACGGCAGCCGGTTCCGTTTTCTTGGCGACCGGGGTGGGTTCGTCGAGGATGTCGGTGGCGACTTCCTCGGTCCTGCTAGGCATTGAGCACTCCGTTCAGGCGTGCGGCCGCATGGCCGCCGAACACGCCCACACCACAGTAGAACTCGACTCGTGTGCGGTAGGCGGGCTTCTCCTGAAGCTGGCCAAGGTCCTCGACCATGACGCCGCCGTTGGTCAGGCCGGTGACGGCCTGATCGCCTTCGCTGGAACCGAACTTGACGGCGTAGATGCTGGACGTGTTCGTCAACGCGGCATCGCCATCGCCGAAGGTCTCGTCCTGGGAGAGGACCATGCTGCCATCGGTCTCGGTACCGGCGTCAAGCACCGGGATGCCGTTCCACATGAGGGCCCGCTTGCCGGCGATGTCCTGCTGGAGAGTAGTGTCATAGCTGATGTGACGCAGGGCGGAGCGGAACTTGCCCATGATGGCGCTGTTCATGTAGATCGCGCCGTTCGTGGCGTTGATGCCGCGCACCGCGGCCAGCAGCTCGTCAAGCTTGTCGAGGAACGCGTGTACGTCGGCGCCGCCGTCTCCGAGCACCTTCAAACCGGTGGCGGCGGGGCTGATGACCTGGGAGCCGGTCAGACGCTTCTTCAATCCGTCGAAGCTCTTCGGGTCGGTGGCGGTGTCGCCGTTGAAGAATGTGTCCTGGAACTTGTAGGAGATCGCCTTGACCTTCATCGCGGTCTGCGTGGCGCGCTGGTCGTTCAGGTTGGAGCGGGTCTGCTGGATGAAGCGATCCACGTCGGCGTCGCCGCCGAGGATGACCAGCTTCTCGCTCTTCTGGTTCACGGTGCCGGTGGATTCGGAGTACGCCTCGTTCACGTTGCGGAATTCGACGCCCGGCAGCGTGGCCTCCTCGTTGTACGCGTAGCTGTTGCCTTCGATGCTCAGGAACGGGATGCGGTCGAGGATCGGGCTTTCCTGCACGAACGTCTCCAATACGCCGCGCTGCAGGGAATCGGTGGAGAGTTTGGCCGCTTCGGCCAGTGTGATTGCCATGATTGGCTCCTTTCGAAAAATAAATCAGTCGGAGTAGGCGTCTCGCAGCAGGTCCATAGCCGTGGGATTGTCATCGGCGCGCCTGCCGTCCGCCTGGGCGGTACGTGGGCTGCCGTGGCGCGGCTTCGGCTGCTTGGAGGACATGAGCTCGCCGAGCTTGCCGGCATGCTCCTTCAACGCGGATTCGTCGTCTCCGGAGAGCATGGCCACCACTTCGGCCGGCAGACCGGTCTCCTTGGCGACCTTGTCCACCAGGGTGCGATGCTCCTCGGAGGCCTTCAGCTCGTCGCGTTCCTTCTCGATGGCCGCGAGACGCTCGTTGAGCTTGTCCATATCGGATTTGGACTCGCTCTCACGCTCGTCGTATTTCGCGGCCTTGGCCTTCAGCTCCTCGTAATCCGAGTACTTGGCCTCGATCTCGGCGACCCGCTTGGCGAGCGCACGGCTGAAATCCTTGGAACGGTCTTCACCGTCAGGCTCGCCAGTCGGCTTTTTAGGCTCGGCTGATGGTTCTCCGGAGCCTCCGGACTGTTCGTCGGAGTCGATGAACATGAGGTGGCGGTGACGGTAGAGCATGAACCTGTTGCGGAACATGGGTTACTCCTTATGGTTGGTTGATTCGCATGGTTAACGACGCGGCATGCGGGGTCCGCGAGAAGTGGCGGATGCAGGATTCGAACCTGCGAGGCAACAAGGGCGACCGGTTTACAGCCGGCTCCAATCGACCGCTCTGGCAATCCGCCGGAGATGATAAAATCAAATATGTCCGTGGTCCTCTGCGAGTCTGGAATAATGACTTTTTTTGTGGAGGAGTGCCACGGACTTGCTATTTCAGAACAATTTCTTTAATCCCATCAGATTTCTCGTCCAGATAGAACAGATGACTGATTCTCGAATCGGGGTGAAGGACATTGTATTCCGCAAGGCGAGCCAGCTCTTTACCTGAGATGACGGCGCCTGAAGCGTCCAGGATGAAGGAATCTTTGACGACTCCTTTGCCTATGGCTTTATTCACTGCTCGGCTGATGGCTTTAGCGAATGTGTCGCACTTCGGATGCTGTTTTTTCGTCGCCTTGAGCTCGACGTCCAACCCCATTTCAGTCCAGTGGAAATCGTTGGTGGGCATATGGGACGCGCTGTCATCCTTTGGTATCCATTCGAAATGCTGTCCGAATGAGGCGAATCGTTCCATGAACGTGATCTCATGCATTTCGAGAACGTCCCAATCAAGGGGGATTCCCAATGTCTTTTGCCGCTTGTCCCACGCTTTCTTGCTGACCGATTTCTCGCCGCGCATGCCGGTAAATGCTTTTTCGATAGAGAATGCGGCGCGCTTTTTCTTTGGTTCCGCCCCGTCTGTGAGCTCTCTCGAATACATGTGGCGCATCCATTGGGTGACTATGCGCGAATCGGTGGTTCCGGTACGTTTCACCGCCGTCTCGTACATTTGCAGATACCTGGCAGGGTCGTACCTCTTGATGTTGGTTCTTCCCCAACTGGGGATAATCATGCAGTCACAATCATTGTGGTATTTTTCGTCTTCCCCGCCTGCTGACTTCTCCGTGGAGTAGGCGAATCCGCGGGAAGCGAGCATGACGCAGAACGCGCACGTCTTTGCGCCGGAAGGCACCCGTGCGTAACGGGGTCGAGTGGGGTCGGCCACGGCGGAGTTCTCAATGGTCAATCGTGCGGTATTGCGCACGATCTGACCTGCGAGGGTCTTCAGTCCTTTCGAGTCGAGATGACGAACTCCCAGATTCCACATGTCATCGATATTCAGGCCCGCCTTGTTATGGCCGGAACGTATAGAGTCATAGGTGTAGCCCGGATGATCGGTATTGTTGACTCCGCCGAACTGTTTCCATGCCGCTTCGTCGGAATCCACGGATACGCCGGAGAACGCCGGCATGTCAACGTCGGCGAGCGCGTCCCATAGGTCGCGGACATTCGCATAGTAACGATTGGCAAGTTCGGTGGTTCTCTGCGCGTAATCCGCGTAACTGTTGCGAAGGAGCGTCAAATCATTGCCGTATTCCTCGATGATTTCCTCCGCGGCCGTCTCCGCTTGTTTGCGTAGGTCGAACAGGTTGTCGAGATAATCGTCGCGGAGGTCATTGAGTCCGAGTTCGAGTGCTTTGGCTGTTTCCGGAGGCAGATTCAGATTGTCCAGAAACATCTGTACCTCCATTCGTCAATGAATCGATGTATTTGCGTGCCTGAGCTCGTCGGGCTTCGCCGCGTAGGATGCCGCGCTGCTGGTCGGTCAGGTCGAGCATGTCGTAGGTGACCTCGCTGTCCGCGGGCAGGATGTTGCCTTGCACGAGTTTCAATGCGAGATCCGCTGCGGCGGCCTTGGATGGCGTGCTTGGATTGCGCCACATGGGTTGCACGGTTTTCACGTCGCCATCACCGGCGAGGATCTGCGCGCGTTCGATAATTCGACGCCACGGGTGCCCGAACCATGTGTGGCAGTTCTCCGCCAGCAGGCATAATTCCTTGCTTGCCTTGTCGATGGCCTCCGCGCTGGAGGGGTTGTCGGTGAGCACGCCCATCGCATCCGGTGGAAGGCTCGTGGCCGAGGCGAACATGGTGGCCGTCTGGCGCAATTGGGCGAGATGCGGTTCGAAGCTCGCCTGCTGGAACTGGCCCACGACCGGGTTCTGGCCGGTCTGCGGATTGGAGGGCAGGGAAAGCACCTGGTCGAGCATGATCTGCCATTTCGGCACCAGATTGCCGTCGTCATCGGTGAACATGTCCTCGGTGACCCCGAGGAAATAGCGTGCCGGGACGGAATACAATTCAGCTTGGATCTCGGAGCGCAGGAACGTGCGCACCGCCGAATCCGTCAGGCTCATCACCGTGCGGTCGATGCGCGAACGACCGAACGGACGCTTGCTGTCGGGCCGGTAGGCGAACAGTTCGCAGGGGATGCGCTGCTGGTCGTTCGGTTCGCGATGCCCGACCTTCCAGCCCGCTCCAACCGGGTCGATGGTGATGGTCTGCCCGTAGTGCATCAGGTAGATGCCGGTGACCTCATCACACTCATCGTCGGTGTCGAACAGGAGCGCGCTTTTCAAACGGTTGTGTCGCTTGTCCCATTCTCCGGTGGCCACGTCGGCGGTGAACTCCTGGATGATCACCTCCGGCTCGCCCTTCGACGTGTCGCCGGAGAGCACGGCCACGAAACTGCAGGAGTGGACGAACGCGTCCGTGTGCACGCTCTGCGCGAGCTGCACGAGATCGCTCTCATCCATCAGGTCGGAGACCGAAGACGGCAGCTCGCCGCCATCAGCCGGCAGGAGGCCGTCGAGTCTCACACGGTTGGCGAGGCCTTCGATGGCCTTGGCCGGCCAGCCGACCACGATATCGATGTCCTTGGCGATGGGAGGCAGCGAGTAGCCGATATCATGCAGCTCGTTGCGCCCGTTATAGTACTTGGAACGCAGCCGGTTGCGCCTGCGCTTCTTCAGCAAGCGTCGCAGCAGCTTGCGGTAAAGCTCCTGCTCGCTGTTGGTCAGGCCGCTGATGGTGTTTGGGAAACTGATCATGACAGTCGAATCATCCTTTGCTTCTGTCCGGGCCTGCGTTTCGAGGTCATCGCCCCATGCAGGGCGAGGGTGACGGCGACCAGCGGGCTGATGTCAACATCCGAGCCGAGCTTGTTCCAGCCCATCGCTCCGGATTGGCCGATGTTGCGCAACGCGCACCCGCCTACGGCCACATCCAACGGGGCCTGTTCGAGATGAGCGAGTCTGCGGTCTCTGATCATGTCCTGGAAACGGCCCACGGCCTGACCCATGTCGGTCGGGCCGGTGAGCGTCACGTTCACGCCGCGACGCTTCAGATCGGGCACCAATACGGTGGCCGGGGATTGTGCGTCGATGACCACCGCGGACATGCGCGGCCAGCGTTGCGCGATCCAATCGACGGCCCATGCGACCCCGTATTGCTTCGTGTCGCGGAACATGGCGAGTTCGATGTGCGCGTTGCCATCCTCCCATGCGCGGCATGCGCCGATGGCGAGGCTCGTGCGGTCGGGCGGCATGTCCACGCCTATCGCGTTCCAGCCGCCGGGCTGGCGTTCCTCCACTATTCCCGCTCTCCACGCGTCCGCGTCTATCGCGGAGCGGAACGTGGATTCATCCCAGATGCCGAGGCATTCACGGCGGAAGTCATCCTCGGCGAGTTCCTCGTACAGGTTCAATATGCTTTCGTCGCTCGTATGCAGCGGATAAGAGGGGTTTGCCTTCATCCATTGGCTGCGGTCGAGCGGGTCGGTGCCACGGTCGGCGGAGAATTCGACGTACAGGGTTCGTTTCGACCTTCTGGCCAACGCGTTGGCGCGGTGGCGGGCGAACACGTCGCCCTGCTGCGTGGGCCCCGGTGGGGTGCCCATATACCAGGTCTGCGGATTGTCGGCACGGTTCTGGGTAGGCAGCACTGAGGCCAGGGCCGCATCGGACAGGTGCTGCGCCTCATCCAGGATGAGCAGACCCACCTTCTTGAAACCGCGGATGGCTCCGTTCTCACGTGCTTTGAACGCTATGCGCGAACCGTTGCGGAAGTAGATGGCCTCCTTGCCGGCTGCGGAATGTATGCCGTGGTCGGGGTCGATGAACGGCTCCATCTCCTCCATGAGCGCGATATCGCGCATGCTTTGGAACGTGTCCTGAGTGACGCTGAAGTGGTGAGTGGTCCATATGGCCGTGAACCGTGGGTTGCGGATGCAACGGTGGAAGGGCACGAAGCCGACGTCGAACGTCTTGCCCGTCTGGCGGGGAATGCTCATGTCAACGTTGCGAGCCGCCCACAGGCCGTCCGAACGTTTGGCCAAGGCGATCCGGTTGATGGCCCGCTGCCAGGGGTCGAGCGTGAAACCCAACGCCTCCACGAACGCGTTCAACGAGGGCTCGCTGGTGGCGATCATCCCCTCGGGGATGATGAGCTCACTCGCCCCCGGAACCAGCATCGATGGGCTGGTCTCCGATTCCGAACGCCTGCACAACTGGATTCTCCTTCGCATGCTCGCGTGAATCGATGGCCGCGATCTCCGCGGTGATGTCCGACAACCGTTTCGACAATGACGCCAGATCGCGTGCGGGAACCCCTTCGTCCAACGCGGCGGCGATCTTGTTGCGCAACGCGACCAGTAGTCTGCGCCTGTCGTTGGAACGGGCCGCGTTATAGACGGTCGAGGTCTTCCGCTCGGCAGGCTTCGTCATTGGTCATGCTCCGTTTCCCATGTGGAAAAACAACCGTGTAAAAAAAGGCCCTGCACCTGAGGAGGCCGTTGCCGGAGGTGGCCAGGGTATACCCCCCTAGGGTTTGCTACCAGTCACTGGTCCTGAAGTCCATCGTGGTTGGTTTGGTCGGCATGGTGCCGTGATGCTTGTTGAGCGTTCTTGCGATTTCGTTGCGTGCCCATTCGACGCTGTGGTTGCTGCGTATGCGGTTGCACCATCGGTGTGCGAGGTAGCAGTTGGTGAACTGGTATGGGCTGCCGCCTTTGGATACCGGGATGAGCTCGTCCACTTCGGGGGAGCCGGGCAATCCTGCGGGGAGTGTCTTGTCCACTGGCCTACCGCATAGATGGCATGTATTGTAGGCGGCGAGCACTCGGGCTATGATCTGCCTGCGCCGGTGGCCGTTGGTCTTTCGCGGGTTGCTGCGATGCGTGCTCATGTGTCATCGCCTCCCGGATATGAGTAAGCCCCGCACTATGGCGGGGCTTGGATGGACTTAGATGTTGGGGTTGGCCGCCCGCTTCCTGCGAGCTTCCTGTCTGCGTCTTATGGCGGCAGGCATCTGGTACACGTAGTTGAGGAATGTGGCAAGGAATCCGAGCATGTCATCGGCATCCTCTTCGCTGACGGGTTCAGTGAAGTCGCCGTGTGCCATCTCGTTGCCGAGGTAGCGGATCTCGTGTGCCTCCTGCTGTATCTGCGGGCTGATGACACCGTTGTCGGCGAGCGCGTCGATTTTGGACGCGAGGGTTCCGTTCGTGACGTTCTTGTCTTTCGCGCTGGCTTCGAGTACGCTG